TGGAAGCAGCGATGATCACGTAGGTTGCAATGCGTTGAGTCACTGTCGTTTGGTGTAGATGCCACGGAATTGTGGCAATGACTGGGCAGGGGTTTGCACCCTGCCTCCCGCTTAGACGGATCAGTCGGTGACGTAACCGATCACACATGCCACCACAAAGATGGCGGCGAGTGCGAGTGTTTCGGTAACGGTGAAGGTCACGGTGTTCTCCGTGTGTGTGGTGCCCATCTCCACAGAAGGCAATAACTGTGGGAGGGTTTGCACCTCCCAACCCGCTTTAACGGATCAGTTGTTCTCCAGCATCTCGTCCACATAGGACTTGATGACTTGGAGGTGCTGCTCACCGAGAGTCTGGCTATGACCATACTCAAGGAGATCAAGGATCTCGAGCATGATCTTGTCGCCAACCTCTTCGCGAGAGAGCAGCTTGGTGGGGTTGATGGTCACGGTGTTACTCCGTAGGGTGAGCTTGGGCTTACACCACTGAAGTGTGGATGCCAAGGTCGTGACCGACCGCCGAGTTGTCTGCTGCGTTTAACGTCCAGCTTGACGAGCAATCGCTGAGATCCCTTGCGCGAGAACGATTCTTGGCGAATCAGTGCCGCGGAAAGCCAAAAACCCGCACGCGCGATGCGTTTATGCGTCTAGAAGCATAAGTATTGAGGGCTACATAAACCCCTGGCTCTCACCAGGGGAAAAGGTAACCGTCAATCGATGTATGTCAGCTTGGCCTGAGCAATTGCTCGGCCTTCCTTAACGGTAACGTACACTCGATAAGTCACTTCATCTCCTGGATCAGTGTGACCAAAGATGACGTAACTACGTAGCTCGGCTAGCCAAGCCTGCACGTTACCTTGTGGCAGCTCACGAACTGGTACGCTAACCTTACGGCCAGCGACAAGTGCTTCCGCTGCTGTCTCAAAACGCTGCATACGCTCTGTCATGGTGTTGAATGCGATGGTACTCTGCGTTGTACGGATGCGCAGCCCCCGATAACTTATCTACCCATCACACCTTTCTTTTTTTCTATACGCAATTCACTACGCGTGGGGTGTTGGAGAAGGCTCAAATAATTTTTTATCCTTTTTTGACCCTATAGGGGGCCTTCTTTTGTATCACAACGTACCAAAACCTAAAAAGTGTCGCGCTATTTAAGGTTTTACCCTAATTTACAAACAAAAATGCCGGGGTATTATCCCCGGCTGTGTGTAAATTTACTTTTGTGTTACTTAAGATCAAAAACTGTTCTTTGCTTTCTTTGCGGCAACGGCTGCATCAAAGTAATTTTCCACATCTGGCCGTTGATCGGCTAGTTCTTTCCTGGCACCAACCGTAAAACTCTTAACGGTAAGGGGATCAGCACCACTTGCCGCCAGCTTTTCCGCTTCTTCGGTAATTGCATCTAACGCAACAACGCGTTCTGCCCGGTTTTTAGGGTTCATCTCTTGTTAAATCCCTAGATTCAGGGTATTCTTACGTCTTCTGCTACTACTTTAACGCATCTACGTGCGTTTTAATACCCTAAAATACAAATAACAGGATTACATAAGTAAATAAAGGACCCATGGCACTAGCACCCGCTGACTTTTACGCCTACAGCCGTGCAACCGGGGTGCCGGTACCAGAAGATCCGGAAGAAAGGGCTGAAATGGCTCCAGAAGTCCTGGAATTCCGCCGTAATCAGTTACGTGCCCCACAACAGGAGTCAAATCCACTTGCTGCCCTTGGTGCTGCAGCGTTAGGAGTTGGCGCTTTAGCTGGTGGTTTGGCACTTGCTCGCCGCCTTGGCTTTGGTGCACCCAAAGTTGCAGCATCTAAAAAACCCGCATTTACACAAGAAGCGCTTCAAAACGTTAATGCATTAGGTCGTCAAAAATCCTTAGAACAAGTCATTCGTCAAGCAAGACAAGAACGCCCAACCGGCATTGTTCAAGTTGATTTAAACCGAAGTGTAATGCCAACCGAGGCTGAAGCAATACAAGCCTATTCAAATCAGTTGTCGCAAATGTTTCCAGAACCAACTTCTGCAGAAATGCAAGCATTAAATGCGCCTTCTCGTACGAGCAAAATTCTTGCCCACCTTGGTACATCACCGCAATATCGCCCCGATCCAAAAGACATTAACTATGCACGTTTCGGTCCTGTATCTAAAGAGGTAGCTGAAGCTCGACGGACACAAGCAACTGAAGATCTTTTGCATTTTGCGCAACAACGTCAAGAAGACGCATTGGTTTCTTTACAAACCATAGGAGCCCTTGAATCTGGTGAAGATCAGATGACAGGTCGTGTTATGCGTGGTGTACTACGCAATGAAGATCTTGATGCTTCTCAAGTTAATCAAATTGCACGTCAAACAGGCAATGTAAAAGTAGCTGCTTCGATGACACCTGATGGTGTTCCTATGGATCAAACTGATGTTTGGGGTGGAGCAACACTTCCTACTTTGACGCAAGAAGGTCAACAATATGGGCCAGAGCCTCTTCGGTTACTGCCTGCTGCAACCCAAGGCCGCCAACAGCAAGCACAGTCGTTTCTAGCGCAAAAACGTCAAGAACTTTCTGGTCAATTTGGCCCAACACGTACCGAAAGAATCCTAAGCGAGAATCCTGAACTTCTTGAGGCAGCAGAGCTTTATGCAATCACTGGTGATCCTAACGTTCTTTCTCGTTTTTCTACAGCACCCTCTACTCCAATCACTGTAAAACCTACAGTACAGATGGGCATTAATGCAGAAGAATTTCCAACCGGACAATTTTACAAAAAAACCGGTTATCCGGAGAACACGGGAGATCTACTGGAGCGTGACATTGAACTTACCAATGAAATTTCTTCCATTGGTCTGCAGCAACAACAGTTAGCGGCTAAAGCACAAGAGCTTGGTGAGCAAGAGTTAATGCTTCGTGTAGCCATGGATCGTGATCCGGAAGGTGGCGGTGCGTACACCAAAATGTTTGGCCGGGTTAAATATGAGCAGCAAAACTTACCGGATCCTGCGTCTCTTAACGTTGATTTGGGTGATGTACTTGAAGAAAGAAATTTTTTACGGCGCTACATGGACTCATTAGAGTCTCTGGGATCTACTTATAAATTAGGTGATTTTCAAGAAAGTGTACGTCCTTTTTATGAATACGATCCTCAAGGCAATATTATTCCTCAGACTCTTGAGTTGCGTGGTGGCCGACGTTCTGTTGATCTTGAGCCTAAAACCGGTGGTGGTCGTTTAGTTGCCGAATACGATCCCGAAGGACAAACTGGGAGTACACGTGGAATTTATGGCGTAGAACAAACGTCTCGTCGCACCGGAGAATCAACCCGACCCACTCAAATGACAATGAACGAGTTAGTACGTGAAGGTCTAGAACAAGCTGTTGCTTCTCCGGAAGGCGACGTACCTATGCCTCCAACTTTAACGGCAATGACCGAACGTCGTCCCACTTCTGCTGCACGGCGCAGTATTGATGCAAGTCAAATCGTGCGTCAAGCTATAATTGAGGGGCGTGACCCACAGGTGGTTTTACGTCAGCGCGGCTTCAATGTGTAGTTATGTCTGAAAAGAAAAAGAAAGACAAACAGTGGATTCAAGGTATGGAGATGAAGGAGGGTGCCTTTACTGCTAAAGCAAAGCGTAAAGGTATCACCACTGCTCAACTTCAAGAAAACGTGCTATCTAATCCAGATGAGTACGATGAAAAAACTGTGAAGCAAGCACGGCTTCGTAAGACGTTGGTAGGATTGAGAAAACGTAAAGATAAAGAGTAATGGCAAAGGATCATCGCTTAGCTTTAGATCGTTACATTGATTACGCAAAAGATCCTTTTCTTAAAAAACGTCAAGTTAACTTTGACGACTCTTTTGCATCCAAACCATCCAGTGGTGCGGCACCTTGGATGCCAAGTCGGTTCGAGCAATCGGACTTATTGCGTCGCATTCAAACACGTAAGTTAAGACTTAACCCTGGCCTTAACTTCGTTGGTGATACACCAGAAGAATATGAGGTGTTTGCTGACATCGGTCGTTTTGTGCGCAACGAAAGCTATGACTTCAACGAAGGACGTGCGTTAACAACCTTGCGCCCTGAAGATCAGCCAGGCTTTTCTCCTGTGTGGGTGGAAGCTTATCGCATCAGCCCAACCGTTAATCCAGATAAGCGAGCAAGTAATCCAATGCCACGGATGACCAACCCAGATCCCAAGGGTTATATGATGGCATCAGCAGAGAAGCGCGCATTAAATGAGGTGGAAGATAATAAATCTGTTGCTCAACTACTTAATAAACCTTCAGAAGAAGACAGCAAGGAAACGTTTAAAAAGAACAATGAAAAGCCAGGAAAAGCTTAGGCGTATAATAAGGAAAAAGAGTAGATAAGTGTCTTTCCAACGGTTATTAAGTTTTGTTGGACGCAATGCAGGCGATGTTGCAAAGTCCGTTCTCCCTGGCAGCTTACTGGCCGGGGGATTTGGCATGCTTGAAGGCCCTGGCGCAGCATTGACCTATGGCCTTGCCGACGCAGCGGCTGCTTTCCCAGCAACAATGGCAGCCCGTGCTTTGACGCGTAATGTAAAGACACCTTGGATCAGGGGTGCAGCAGAAAATACGGCAAATATTGGAGCATCCATTGGATCTACCCTTGTTGCAAGTAACTTGCTTTACGGCAATCAGGCATTGGCACCACAGTCGCAGCAAATCGCGCAACAAGTTGAACAACGCGCGTTAGTCAATAACCTGGAACAAGGACAGCTCCTATCCCCTGGCACTAATTTCCAAATGGCGGGAATGCCTGACCCTGAAAATTTCCAACAGCTTTTAAATCAACGCAATAATTGGACACAGTACTTAAGTCCTGAAGATCAAGCTTTAATTCAACAAACTATGGGAGGCGTGGTGTAATGGGGTTCCAGCAGCTACTCAATGACCTTTCCACTGGTGCAAGTAAAAGCGCAGAGGCAAGTCGCCTTGCTTACCTACAAGGTGAACGCAATCCAACGATCCTCAAAAGTGCTCCAGGTCTCCGTGGTGAGTACCACCAAAACCTTAAAAAATTAGGCGTCTCTCTTTCGGAAACACCTGTACAGGCGGCAGGTGCTTTTGCGACCCGTCTAATGACGGACCTTACGAACGACGGCACACGAGGCATCTATTGGCGTTACAACCACCCCCTAGCAATCTTGGAGACGGGCGCCAAAGCTGCCATTGGTAAAGAGGCGTACGAAGCCCTGGGACCCGCAAAGACAGGTCTTATTACTGCCAGTATTGTTGTACCCGCTACTGCTCTTGCCGGTGCATACAACATTGCTAATCCTGGCGAAATGTTTAGGCCAAAAGGTTTTGCTCAAGCGTACGCAGGTGAAGGTTCAGAAGATCGCAGAGAAACAACGCAACCTGTACCTGAATTGTTTGAACGTTTTTTCCTTGGCCGCACTGGACGCCCCCTTGCTTACGAAGAAGCACAAAAAGATATTCCTTCCTTAACACCTGAACGCTACGGCAATTACCTACGCAACTACTATCAAGACAAGGGATTTCTCGGCATCGTAAAAGCAACACCTGAAAACTTAGAAGGTGTACCAGAAGCTCGGCTCCTTGGTTATCCAGTGACTATTCCTTCTGTCACTACGGCTGTTGGTGGTATTGCTGGTGCTGCTACCGCGATACGGACTGCTCCCAAATTGGGAGGTTCCTTCAAGCGTGGTTTAGCAGGTGCTGCATTAGGTTCTGGCGCTGGCATCATCGCAGGCAACTTAGCTAACACTGCACTTGCCGCAAAAGCAACTGAGCAAAAACTACCGACCATCGGTCAGTATGAAATAATGCAGTGATAGAATTTATTTTATAAAGGAAGATAGATTAATGGCTTCTGAACGTATTCCTCAAGGAGGCGGTTTAACCGTATACGATCCCCTTACTGCATTGCAAGGTGGTCTTCGTGATCCCGCTGCCTATTACAATGCAACTCTCCGCAAACCGCTAGAAGGCGCTGGCACCTCTGCACAGCAATTCTTGGGCAAATATACCAAATACGCACCGGCTGCAATTGGAGCAGCTTCACTTATACCAGGTGTAACAACAGCAATTTCCGAACTTAGCGCCGATCGCCCCGCAGGCGCCCTAGGTGCTCTTGCTCCAGGAGCATTGAGTGCCGTTGGCACAGGCCTTACATTGATCAAGCATCCTCTTGCACAGGTAGCAGGCTACGGTCTGATGGGTCTTGGTGCCCTTCTCCCTGGCGCAGCAGCTAAAGGTGTTGAGTCGGCAAAACAAAAAATAACAGGTGAACCAACTACTGGTAGCGATTCTTTCAGTACTCAACTTGCAATGCGCGGTAAGATTACCGAGCAAGACTTGAGCATGTTGAATCGTGAACTTGGTGTTCGCACAAGCAACATCAAAGATCTGACGCAGTTCTACAACCAAGCTCAGGTTGATCAATTCAAGGCAATGGCGCCTGAGATTGAAAAAGCTAAGCGCAATGATTTCATTCGTTACCAATCGGCAATGGCACTTCAAGGCAATATCCAAGGTCAACTTGGTGTGTTAGCAACCGCTGGCTCCCTGGCACAAGGCGCACAAGCTGGTAATTACGGTCTAGCGCAAACAGCATTGACCAATAATCCTTACGCAGGAGCCACTGTTCAAGCTCCTGCTATTCGCTTTGGGTGATCAATATGAATACTCCTAACTACGGTCAACTAAATGTTTCAGGTTTTGGTGCTGCACAGCCAAGTCCAACACCAATTGCTGGCCGCTTCAACTTTGATAAAGATCGTATTCAGCAATACAAAGATGCATTTGGTAGCGATCTTGGTGCCATGGCATATCTACTGGAGCAACAGCGTTCACAAGCGTCCGATCCACAACGCATTAAAGAAATGCTTGATGTGATCGGTCCTTACCAAAGGGAGATTGCAAAAGAAAATCAACGCCTTGGGATGGAGTCTGCAGAATTTGCAAATATCATGTCTTTCCCGGATAGGGCATTTCGAGCAATGGCCGCGTCTCATTACTACGTACCTGAGACAATGCAGACAATTGCTCAAGGCATTGGTCGACAAACTCCTTTTCTAAATCGTCAATACACAAGTCTTTAAGCCATGAACTGGAACAGCGGTTTTGGAGTTGATAACAATGGCGTTTTCGGCGCTATTGGCACCAATTTAGGGAACAATCCTTTTGGTGGTTACGGAGGATTAAATGTCGGTGGTTTTGGAGGCTCCGCCCCTAACTATGGCGGAGCAGTTTCTACTGGGGCATTTAATCCTGGCATGGGATTTCTTACTGCAGCAAACGCGGCATTAGCTGGGGTGCAGCAAAAAAATCTTGATAGGTCACTTCAAAATCAATTTGCTGCCCAAAACGCAATGTTTGATGCAAACTTTGGAAAAGAGTTCCTGGCACAATACATGGATCGTCATCGTTCTTTAAACGATCCAATTCGTGCAGCGCAAATTGCAACTGATGTAGGTCCATATCGTCGCTCTTTGACTCGAGCTAATCTCCCCGACCTTGCAAGCAGGCATGGAAGCTTTGGCGCCTTTTCTTATTCTCCCGTGTAAAACAGGTGCGTTAAAATAAACAGTAAGAGAATATCGTAGATTAAAAAATGCCTTTTCCTATTGCACCCATTTTAGGCGGCCTGGCAACAGGAGCAGGCAGTAGCTTGATCGGTGGTTTGTTCGGCGGCGCTTCCAGTGGCCCGACATACGAGCCATCGGAAACGATGCAGGCTCTTTCTGATTATGGGCTTAATCAATTAAAAGCTCCTCCTAGCTTACGCAAAGCCATTCGCGCGGAAGCAAAAACATACGGTTCCCCTGGTGCAAAAGAAGCTTTTCTGCAGAGTTATATTGGACGTTTTTCAAATCCCAAATTTATTGAAAAACAATTAACAAGAAGTTATAAAAAACCAATTGATTATGAGGGCGGCCCATATCGCGACATTGCTTCTTACGCATATGGGCAGCAGGGACTGGGACTGCCAGAAGATGCTTTTCAGCAATATATAAATCTTGCTAAGGCAACTAACGCTCGAAGTCCCGAGGCTTTCTCTGACATTGTAAGAAGTGGCATGATTGCCTCGGATATGGTCAAGACACCAGATGACATCGCCTGGGAGCAGCAATATGGAAATATGCCACGCGATGCACAAGGACGTCTTGTTAAAGGAATGGTAAAATTTGACGCGGGTAAAGTAAAAGAACTAGCCCAAACAATGTTTGGTTAAAGGAGGTATTGACATGTCAAGAGTTAACAAATTAATCGAACAAGCAGGCAAAAATTTAAATGCCAAAGAGATAAGAGAGATTCAACAGAAAACAGGTTATACGCCTGAAAGTATTATTAATCGTGCAGAAAAAGCTGATGTAAACGTTAAACCAGCGGCTCAATCTTTTGTTCAACAGTTTGCAACACAACAAACTCAAAAACAAGAACAAGCAGCCCAGGCCGCAGCGAACCCTGGGACACAGGCAGTATTTTCTTATTCTCCTGCAGGCTCAATCTCCAGTGTTAGCTATGCGCCAACGCAAGCGGCAGTGTCCTCACCAGCTTTTCAAGAAACAATAGCAGCAGGGGGCGCATTAGCTAATTCTGCTCTTAGTGGATATCAGGATGCTTTAAATGTTCAAGCTGCTTTACAAGTTGGCCAACAAGAAACCCAAAAACAACTCGAACAACTCCGCCAAGCCGGTCAAACGGAACGCCAAAAGCTTGTCAATGAAAACAACCTTGCCGTGACAGGTATGGAAGTAAAAGGAAAACTGGATCTTCAAGGCATTGTTAATGCTGGCTACAAGAACATTGCTAATATTGAACGTGGTTCAAATATGTTCTCTAGCATCATGAGTGCATTCAACTTCTAAAATGAATGCGCTAAAATAAACTTACATCCTTAAAGAGTTTTAAAATGGCAAGGAATGTTCAGTTTGGTAATGCTACTTACGATCTTGACGATCCAAAAGGTCTTTCTGATTTCCTGAGTGCTACTGGCGGCGCTGGTGTTTCGGCAGAAGCACAGCAATCTGCCCGTGATGCAGCTTATGAGCGGGCTGTAGGCGGCGGTATGTCTAAAGCTGAGCTTCAAGATTTTGAGACCCTTATTGGTCGTCTTGAGGGATCTAAAATGAAGCAAGCTTCCCAAGCCAACCGCGCTCGTCAGCGTGATGTGATGGCCGGTGGTCTTGCCAGCATGATGACCAACTTCTGATCACATGAAGGACGATAACGCTGGCTCTACTGAACAAGCTGAACTCAATCGTTATCGCCAAGCTGCAGACGTAGCTTATCGATATGCCAAGAATAAGCTTGAGTCAAAAGTAAAACCAGAGAATAATCTGGAAGAGTCAGCGTTTAGTTCAGGTAAAGAAGAGGTTTAAAAATGGCATCCCCGTATACGGGCACCCCATCTGATTGGGAGACACCCGAAAATCTTGATCCGTACGATCTACTGTTTGACGAGGATAAAGCTCGTAAAGCTGCGTCTGCCGTTAAGATCTTCCAGGATGTTTCCGTTGGTTCGACCAAGGAAAAGATGAAGGAAGAAGGCGCTCAGCAACGAGAGACCATTGGAACCTCTGGCAAAGAACAACGTGAGACAGCAGCTCAAGCCCAGCGCTTCGCTCAGGAAGACGAAGCACGAGACTACAATCAGTCCCAAAGGGCATATCGATATTGAGATCTTCGGCCAATGGGTCGATAATCTTGATGCACCAACCGAAGAAGCATTCACGGGTTTTTGCTCTGAAAACTACTCGGTGATTGAGTGCTACCTTTATGCGCGATTCCTTGGTTACACAGGAAGCATTGCAGGTTGTGATCTATGGGTACAAAAGAATTATCCCAAGCCTGATCATAGGGCGGTTCTTTTGAACGAGATTGAAGAGATGCAGGAAGATATTCGTAAGCTTCGTGCGGACGTGGATGACGGCATCGTTAAACGTGATGCTGGTGTTGCACGAATCGCTGGTATGCAAAAAGAATTGCGTGGCACTATTGCACAAGTTGAACTAAGCACGGCCAATAAGGATCGCAAGGGCTTGCTTATGGCTGGTGCGGATCGTGCCATTCGTGAACTTCTTACCATCTTCAAAGATGACCCGATTGAAGTCCCCTTGGAAGAAGCCTCAATGAGCGTCTGGGCTCATATGCAACTCGAAGAATAGACCAAGTAAACTTGAAGGATGAAGCAACCAGTTTCACAACCTCAATACGGGGAAAATATCGCCGGACGATTATTTGATGTTGCTCGTCAACTTCAAAAGAATCGTGAGCGTGTAACTGGCTTTCGTCGTCCCACACCTGTCATCGATAAGGTAGCTGACGGGGAAAAGGTCATTGCCGCTTTACAAACCAATAAACAAGATGAGCAAAAACAAGATGCCGCCAGAACTCCTGGATCTCTTCAAAAAGAAGGAGGCCAAGAGGGAGGACGGCAGCGAAATGTCCGATAAGGAAAAACGGAAAGCAGCATTGGATAAAGCGCGTAAGTACAAGGAACAAAAGAAAGACAGCAAGGACAAAGAATGAGGTAGTATTCAGTAATACACTGAACGATACTTATTGTGCCTGCGTACCAACATCTTGCATACCGCCGTAACGCACAAGCGGCTGCACGCAGGCAACAAATACGTGTCCCCCGAAATCTTGAATCCCTGGAGAAAGCAAGGGAAGATTTTGGATTTTTTTGTGAGTACGTAGCAGATAAACCTCCGGCTGATCACCACAAAGAATGGCATCGTCACTTTGTTACCAACGAAGACAGTAGCTGCCTGCGAAAGATTGCTGGACCCAACGTTGATCTCCTGGCACCCCGTGGCTCTGCCAAATCAACAGTCTTAGGTCTGTTTACTGCATGGGCAATTGGTGTTCATACAGCAGCCAAGTTGCCGCTACAGATCCTGTATTTGTCGTACACGGTTGATATTGCGCGTTCCAAATCAGCAACCATCAAACGCATCATTGAAAGCAAGCGATACCAAGAAGTCTTTCCAACCGTACGTCTTCTAAAAAACGTCACCAGTAATGAGTACTGGTCTATTGACCACAAGTTTGCAGGAATCGATACCACTGGTGAGGAACAATTTACACTCTGCGCTGCAGGTCTCAAGGGCTCGGTGACTTCCAAGCGTTCCCATCTGGTCATCATTGATGACGCCATCAAATCTGCTGCAGACATCTCCAACCCTGACATCCGGAAACAGATGCAGGATAACTGGAATGCTGTGATTGCACCCACCATGTTTGAAGGTGGCCGTGCGATCTGTCTTGGTACGCGCTTTAGACATGATGACATTCATGCCACAACATTCAACCCGCAGAATAATTGGTTACAAATCGTGCTTTCTGCCATCATCAACGATCCCAAAACTGGGGATGAAATGTCGTATTGGCCATCGATGTGGTCCTTGGATTACTTGAAAGAAAAGAAACGACAAGCTCCAATTGCTTTCTCGTTCCAGTACATGAATCAAGTCATCAGACAAAACGAGTTGTCGTTGGCGCCAGAACTGATTGTCAAAGCGGAGATTGCGACGGAGTTTGATTCTCTTGGTATCGGGGTTGACCTTTCGGTTGGAACAAAAGAAAAGAATGATTACACCGTTATGGTCCTTGGTGGTCGCATTGGTGATCAGATTCACATCATTGATTACAGGCGTTTGCGCGTTATGGGTAACCTAGAAAAACTGGATGCCCTCAAGGAATTGCTCAACGATTGGTCAATTCTTGGCAAGGATGAAGGCGGTCACTACTTCCCGACTTACTCCACGTGTGACATCTGGAGTGAAGCGGTTGCGTACCAGGCGTCTCTGGAAGCTGATTTTAAACGTGTATGCCTCACCAATGAAAGCTTGTACAATTTAAATTGGCATGCCGTCAAAGGATTCCGAGCCGATAAACTGGCACGTTTCCGTGGTTGCATGGGCATGTTTGAGGATCGCAAGATTATCTTCAATCGTTTCCGCAACTTTACAGCTATGTTTGAAGAGTTGACTAACTTTGGTGTCAGCAGTCATGACGATTGCGTTGACGCCTTGGTTTACCTATTGACCGGATTGATGCGCAAGGGCCAGCTTCAACTTGATTACTAAACTCTAGAATTAGAAAAAAGCATTGTTTGCGGTGGGACCTGAATACTTAGCCATCGGCTTGACAGCCGTTATATCGGCTATTACAGGCGGTGGCTGGGCCGCATCTAAAATCTTGAGTCGATACAACGATCAGGTCCAGCAAGCTTATAGTTACATAGGATCACAAAAGCGAAGGATTGATGTTTTGGAAGAAGACTTGAAACGCCTTCCGATGGAATATGTACTAAAGGTTGATTTTTTAAGAGAAATTCAAGACATGCGCGATAACTTTCGCGAAATTAATAATAAGCTTGATAAACTAATCGAGACGATGCTTTCCGCTAAATGAGCTACATCCTCGAGGTCCAGGAGGACGAAAACGGTGATCAGTACATCACCCTGCCTGACGAGGTAATTGAAGAGTTGGGTTGGCAAGAAGGCGATATTCTTAATTGGGACGTACGCAGTAACGGCATTGTCCTCAGCAAAGTAAATGACGCTGCTGGCTACGAGGTTATAGAAGAGTAAAATAAAAAGATCGATAGGTAATTAGATGCGTTACAGCGGTATGGCTAATGTCCCTGGCGCCCCAGGAAATTTCCCGGTCAGCGCAGGTGCGCTGAATGATCTAGTGTATCGTGGAGAGTCCGTTCAAGCAATGCCTATGCCTTATTACGGCGCTCCAGTAGAAATTCAACCTCTTGCTCAGGGTATTCCCGCTTTTCAAGATCCTCGTTTCCCCATGACGCAAGATCAGTTTCAACGAGAAGTTGAAGAATTGCGTTTTAATAAAAAGTATCAGGCGCCAGGTTCATTCAGGCAAGAAATTAAAAACTATCTAAAATCAAATCCTCTTGGTTTACAGGCGTCAGCCCCTGCAAACTTTGATGCTAAATACGTCTCTTGAGCTGCTAAGCTTTAACTAACACAAGAATAGATAATGGCAGACGCTAAAGCCAGGCTTCAGGAAATCATCAATGCCTATCTCGATAAAGATAGTGACGTTGTTGTAGACACTGGCGTTGTCGCGTCTCATATCGCACAGATGAAACTCTTTGGCATACGCCAAGGGGTTGAATTTTTCCCATCTCAAGACAACTTTGGTAACCAGCGCAAAGACTTTATCGATCGTGTAGCCAAGTACAACAAACTTGACACACGCCTGGATTCAATCTGGGAGTATTTCCTGTGTGATGGTAAAGGTCTTTTCTACATTCGCCCTACAAAACAAAACTATCGTCTCTACTATTTCCGCGAGCATGAGTATCGTGCGTACTACAACGTTGACGGTGAGCTTGACGAAGTTGTAATCATCTACAGCTATAAGGTGCGCAAGGCTAATGGCTTTGGTGATCAGCTTGCAACCACATCGCTAACAGGTGGCTTGAGCACTGGCAGCCCTGGTGCAAAGCGTTACATCAGACTTTCAATCAAGCCCAGAGAGATTGAAGAGACGCACTCGGATTCCGAGATGTCGTTTGAGATGCCGACCTATGCACTGACCGGGCATACCAAGACGTTTAAAAATAGTCTTGGCTTTATCCCATGCGTTGAAATCATCAATAATCCCCAGGGCTTCTCTTCAGAGGGTATTGGTGAATTTGATGCACTAGCCAATCACATTTGTACGCATGACGAAATGATGCGTACGATGCGGAAGAATATTACTTTCTTCGGTAACCCAACGCTGTTGTCGTCTCGCCCCAAGACTGACCTCATGGAGGCAGGGGGAGATGCTATTGTCCAGCGTCCTTCCATTGCTGCAAACTCTGGCTTTACTAGCCCATCACCGATGAGTCGGTCGATGTTTAAGGCTGATCCCGTCAGCCGTGGTGTTGATGGCCAGATCCGTGTTCCACGCGTCATTGCAAACCTGGAACCAAACGACCGTGTTGGCTATATCGTCCCAGATGCAATCACTGGTGACCAAAACGCATTCGCTCGTCAGTATCGAGAAGAGATTCGTACTGCCCTTGGTGGTGTAGACGAGCTATCGATTTCTGCTGGCGTGACAGCAACTGAGTACAAATCATTGTTTGGACGTGTTGCTGCAACATCAAAGAAAAAAGCAAATGCTATTTATACACACGGCTTGTGTCGTTGTTTTGAATTGATTATCTACCAAGAAGAGCAATTATTCAAGGCAACACTTGCATCAGCAGCAGGACTTGAAAAGCCTGTTGATCTAGCAGCAGACGCTTCTCCGGAAGACGAAGCAGCTTATGAAGCAGCAGAGAAGCAATACAACGAGCAGCTCAAAAAACTTATGATGGCTTGCGTGGAAGCACAACAGATTCCACCCAATGTCATTGGTTTGATTCCAGATGGTGACGTCACTGTTTTGTGGCGTTGGCTGGGACCTGTTTATGAGGATTCCACGCAGGACATCCTTAACAACTCCATCGTGGTACGCAACCTTCAGGAGTTAGGTGTTGATAGCATTGAAGCACTGAAATACCTCTTCCCGTCTAAGACGGATGAGGAAAGGGCCGAGATGTTATCTGGGTTCCCATTCAGGATGGTGAACGAATTACAGGGTGCATACTCTCAGTTCGCTCGCTTAGTGGGGGGCATGATGCAGACTCCTCACCCGCAAGCACCGGATCTTCCGATGGCTGCGGATCCAAGATTGGATTTAACTCCATATCTGTATCGAACCTTAGAAGCTCTACAAAAGGAGATGAGTTATGCAGGACGCTACCGTCCAATCGATCCCACAGACGAGCCAAGTCCCGGCAGCGGTGGCTCCAAGCAGCTACGTGGCTCCAGCCCCGGTCAATTACCAGGTGGCACAGAGCCCGGCTCCAGTGGCGTATCAAGTGGGTACCAGTTACCCCCAAGCGGTGCCTCAGGTGGCCCCCAATTACCAATCAGCCCCTACGCAGTACGCCCCCCAATCCCAACCGGAAGCTCCGAGCAGCAACCCATGGGAATCGGCGTTCAACAAAGTAGTGAATCTGCTGAGCGCACCAGTTCAATCCCCGTTCCAGGGTCAACCGTCTCAGACGACTCAATACGCCCCAGCCAATTACGGCCAGCAGTACAGCAACCCAGCTACGCAACAATCGGCTCAGCAGACCTGGTCACCCAACCAGATCTCCTCGCCCAACTCTTCCCAAACCTACTCGGTTCAATCCTTGGCGGACGTGGCGGATCTGCTCCAGTGGAGTCCGGAAACGCGCCACGTGGTAGACGCGTACGGGGTAGAAGCACCCGCAATCCTAAATAACTACGCCCTTCAACTGGAAGGGATGCTGGATAGCGCTGTTGCCTGGGGCAGCAAGGCCCAAGATGTCCTGCAGCGTTATGCCAATTTCTCTGTTGCTGAGCACCAAGAGAATCTGGCTTACAACGAGATCCTGACCAACCCCGATGTACTGAGCGATTACACGCTGAAGTTCTTCGGTCCCGAAGGTCCGTACCCTGTGTACGAAGATGAGTCTCAACTGGAGACCCGTGGTTATCCTACTTCTCCGGTGATGAGCGCTCTGGGTCAATTCCCTGCTCCTCCCGCAGCTTCTGCTCCTCAGCAACCTGAAAACTTCTGGGGCTCCTTCAAGCAGCAAATGGACGTGGATCCTGCGCAAGCCTGGCGCCTTCTGAACCAAGCTCAGCCTCAAGTTGTTGCCAACAAACTGTTTGTGATGGAGTGAGGCCATGCGTGGCGCTCTTAAATACGGTGTACCCATTGCTGCCGGTTTAGGCGTTGGTGGGTACGCCCTTTCTCAAGGTGAAGATCCCGGATCTGCTGCTCTTGCTGCAGGTGCTGGCGCTCTTGGTGCAGGTGGCGGTCTTTTGGCTGCCCGTCAGCTTGCTGGTAAGTATTCTCCTAGTCTTTTAAAAGCTGCTAAACAAGGTAAGGTCGCTGGTGAAGAAGAGCTGATTAAGTCAGCTATTAAAATGCCTGCAGGTTCTCGACAGGAATCTATTCTTCTTGGTTTAGCTGATAAATCCATTGGCTTACCCATTCCTTCTGAAGCCGCGTTTACAAGGGGCGCTGGAAAAGTTGCCGCTGCAGGTTTAGTTCCTGCCGCAGCACTTACCGCCGGTCTCGGCGGTGTAGCACTTGGTGCTATCCCTGGTTCCATGGGTTTACCAGGTTTTGGTCAAGGCGGCGCAATTGATCCGGAATCCCCTGGGTCAAGCAACACGGCAAGTGCCAAATATGGCGTAACACCTTACGCTAGTACGCAGTACATGTGATCTTAAGTTCACTACCTGCTAAAATTTGTGTTAGATAAGACGTAAGTGTCTTTATCTTTCACCCGATAAAAACATCGACACTGGAGGATAAACCAAGGTGTTTATTGATAGCTAGTTCAGGTCCTGGTAAACAATTTTAATTGTTTAATCTGAACGCTCAACGTTGTCACCCCACCGAGCAATCGATGGGTGCAAACCGGATGAATTCAGGGAAGCCCTAACGTAAAGACGAGGGTAATCCTGAGCCAAGCCAATCAAGCCGTGATTGGAAGG